ACTCCATTAGCTTGAAGGATAGCTTTTGATCTTGGATCGTTCGGATTTGCTTTTGCCCAATCAATCGCTTCAGAATGTATATTAGTCGAACTTGCTTGTGGCTTTGGTGCTTGAATAGGAGCGTATTGTTTATTAGCCCTGTCTCTAGCCTGGTTCATTGATTTAACAATCGTATCTAAAGTTCTATCAAAAGCTTCCTTAGACAATGATGGATCAAGAGATCCATAAAGATTCATAATCTTTTTGCCCTCAGCATCAGATAGTGAACCCATACCTCTCATATTTTGAATAGCAGAAGAAAACACGCTAGACTTTAGTCCTTCCATATCTTTTATAAAGTCATGCTGAGCAGAAGGAAAGATTTGTCTTGGATCGTATGATGCAAGTCCATTCATGCGACCAGGATGGTTTCTAATTGTGTTAACAGCGTCAAGCGTATTTTGAGCAGTATCATTTGCAAGAGATCTCTTGGCCTCCAACTCTTTATTTTTAGCATCAAGTGCTTGTTGATCTTTGTTCTCTTGTTCAGTTCTCTTCCACTGATTTTGATCTTTAGTCTCTTGAATACGAGACTGAGCAAGAACATTAGTTAATGCATGAGTTGCATTAGTTTGTGCAAGAGCAGTCGCCCTATCCATGTGCGATGTACTTGCTGTGAGCAACTGATTTGCCATCTTGTCAGCATCTTCGTCTTTGATAAGGCCTGCTTTATAGCGATTAGCAAGAAGTACGGCCTGATCTTTAAACGGTCCTTCCAAAGTAATAGCCAACGCATCAAAAGGCGTACCCTCAGCACCAGTAGTCGGTAATAACCCAATCTTACGAAGATCTAAAGCGCCTTTGGCTGTCTCAAGCAGTTCTTTAGGATCAAGACTATATAACTGAGCAGATGCCTGCCTGTTAAAGCCTGGTGTTCCATCAGGATTCTTAAATAAATTATCTCTAGCAACTTGTATTTGATTCTTACGAGTCTCCTCTGGAATCATTGCCAAATACTTTTGGTCACCAGTTACAGCGCCTAAACGCTGTGCGACTTCAGGATTGAAAACATACTTCTCTACGCCTGCACTATCTTTGGTGGTTGTGTATAAGCTTGGCAACAAAGCCTTTACATCAGCTTCTTTTTGAGCCGTCATTCTGCTTTGCAGTAAACCAAGTCTAGCCTGAGCCGTTGGTATTTTGTTTTTCTCTTGTTCAGCCTCATACTCGCCCATAGCGTTTGCGGCGTTACCCAAAGACTCACCAAAAGATCCAGTCTTTGTAGGCGCTAAAAATCCTGAAGCAATCTTAAACCAAGGCGTACCACCACCTTTTTGCTGAAGCAAAGCATCCAATTCAGCCATCTGTTTGTCGTACATGGCCTGTTCTTTGGAATGTCCACCAATGCTCGACAATGGAGAAGTAATATCAGTTGATTCTGATGCGCCAGATAAAGGTGTTTCTAATGCCATAATTTATTCCTTAAGGAGCATTGCAACAAGTTAACTGACCTTGAGTCTGACCTGCGCCATACGTTGGATCGTTGTAAACATTACCATCTTGTCCCTGTAATTGACCAGGACCCGCACTACCGCCAGGACCAGTTCCAGATACAGGGTTACCATATTCAGTGCCAGGCAAAATATTGACTGGAATAGCTTGTCCACCACTTGCTGTTTGAACAGGATTTCCAAACATACCAGATAGTGATGAAATACCTTTGCATCCAAGAATGCCCTTGGCAAGAGATCCAAGGCCTGCAACCTGTGCAAGTGGTGACTGAGCATATGCGCCAGGAATTGGAGCAGTCTTGATACAGCTTACAGCCGTTGGCATTGTGAAGCCTTTGAGTACGCAAGACTCTGCCTTCGCCACAGATAACGGGAAGAGTGACTGATTCTGAGCAATTGTGTACTGGCACTGACCAAGCGCCGCCAAGTTTTTAGCACAGTTAATGCCCAGACTAGACTGAACATTTGCCAAACAACCCAAGAGCTTACCTGCATTGAGTTGGTTAGCTGTCTGAGCTTTAGCTGTACAGATACCCTGTGTATAGCCTGATTTAAGCGCACAAGCCTGTTGACCAGTAATCGCTAGGTCAGCATTAGCCAAGACCTGTCCAAGCGCTCCTGCGCCCCTTTGTGATCCAAATTGACCACTTCCTACGATACCTGCTGTAGCTTGGGGGGCTAGGTTCTGATTGATATTAGCTTGGCCTAGATTACCTATGGCATTGACCACACATTTGGTATAAGGGTTCATGTACCCTTGAGCCATCTGAGCCAGGCAAGATCCTGCAACTCCTGCGGCTGTACCTGTTGCGGCGCTTAGTGCAGGCTGATAGTTACCTGCATTTTGAGATGCTTGGTTAAAAGCTTGAGTCTGTAGCGCCTGTGGACCAATCGGAGTAGCTGAAGCACCCCCTGCCTGAGCCTGAGTAGCCAGGTTGTTCAGGTAATTCATGTAGAACCCAGGAGCGCTTGTAGCCGTCTTCTGAGTTGTGGTAATAGGCGCTAAAGCACCACCCTGTAAAACAGATCCAGACGTTGCTCCACTAGCCGAGCCCAGACAAGCAGGTGTGGGGTTTAAATTTGAGAGTGCCATTATTTACCTTCCATGTATGACAAAGGACTTTTAGCCTTCGGGGGAATTTTAGTTATAGATGCTGATCTTTTGTGCTCACGGATCTTCTCACGCATTTCGTCAAGCTTCTTTGCGCCTTCTTTGTTCGATCCATTACCAAGGGCAGTAACCAAAGATGCAGGGAATACAAACTCCCCATCAGCAATCATTGCATTAATATGCCCACCCGTTGAGTGACCTTCATAGTGCTTGTGTGGGTATTGGTTCATAAAGTGGTGAAGAGCGTCAGCCCCTGCCTTGTTAGAACCGTCTCCAAGAGCGGCAACAATGTCAGCATCCATCACATAGTCCCCGTCTTTTAAAAGCGCAGGAATGTCGTCTGATTGGCCTGTGCCTCTACCTTGGGCGTAGTGGCCTGTATGACCTGTAATAAATTCAGGAACGTGAGCACCACCACCATCTTTAAATCCTACAACTCTGGACTCGCCAGGGAAGATATAACTTGTTGGTTGAGCAGATCCAGGCACTAGGTTAGGTGTTGTTGTAGCCCCTAAAACACCCGCATTTGGGTTGTATAGCTGATTTTGTTGGCTAGGTGTCAATCCACCAGACTGTAATGGTGATAAAAATAGACTTGGGCTTGGGTTAGAGCTTGAATACAAATTAGTACCAGTCAAAGGACTAGATGCAGGTTGTATGTAATTAGGCAACAAAGGTTGTGCAACAGGTGCAGACGCTCCTGTAGTTACTGGCTTTTTAGTAACAGGCAAAGGTTGCAATATTTTATTAATACCCTGCTGAATAGCCGTTCTCTTTAATTGATCAGTAATATTAAAGTTAGAAGGGGCAGAGCCTGGTACTGTTGCATCTGCGCCTGTAGCCGTTGTGTATTGACACAATGCCCCGTTAAGCATATTTGCAGGTCCAGTCGTTGGAGACAATGGACTTGTAGGCGTAGTGGGCGTCTCTGTAGTAGGAGGAGCTTCTGAAGTTGGGGGTAATTCGCTAGGAGCCGTAGGAGTTGGAGTTTCTGCCAAAGGAGGGGTATCAGCAGATACAGTTGAAGCATCTACAGTTGCCGCCGCACCTCCCGCAGTTGCCACATCACCACCAACAACACCAGTATTGAAGGCCGCAGTTTGAGCCGCCTCAGCCGCCGCCGCATCTGCTGTAGCACCTATAGCCGCATCAGTTACCGCCGCCGCCGCTCCACCTCCACCAACTGCATCTGCCGCAATCACAGCATCTACAGGATCGTATAGACGAATCTTTCTGTCTCCAACGTGCTTAAACCCGTCTGGATGGTAAAGTGGAATATCAAATAAATGAATTTTTCTCATATTCTTGTAAGCATCCATGTGTAATCAGGTCTATCGGATGGAACTGGGTTCTCACCCAAAATCTTCATTAACTTAACAAGTCCATCAGGCGTATTCTTTATATAAGCCACGTGCAAATCAGAATTACGCAACTGTTGAATAAAGAACTTAGCTGAATGCGCCAAAGACAGTGGGCTGTCAACTGTAAATAAGAATATCTCACAAGCTCCTTGGCCTAGCAACTTAGCTATTAAAACAGACTGACCCTTATGGAAGGAGAGCATAGTGTGATTAGCCAAGCCTTTGGCAATCGTATCCAGAGCCACTTTTGGATCAATGTTGTGTCTGACTGCCGAAGCCGTTATTACTTGTGATGGTTTCATATTAATAAACACTCTGTTGATTCTGTGATATGGACATAATTCCTACCACTTGTTTTGCCCACTCTCGCCAGTCGTCATACCCTCTTGGATCAGGTACACCGCTTTGAACAAAATATCCAATACCCTGCATACCCTTAGCCCAGTCTTGCCACTTATCCTCTGGCACAGTCCCCAACTGGTTAGACGCAAACTGCTGAGCCATTTGAGCGCACCAGTAGTCCCAAGTCATGCCACGAGGATCGTAGGTTGTTGACATTATGGGTTACCCGTTGAGCGCTCATCGCCCATATCAACGCTCATAATGCAATTACCCAACTGATAATCGCCACCAAAAGTGTTGCTACCTATCCTGAGTCTCATCTCACGCCTTTGCTCTTTCATGTCCACCTTAAGCGTTGAAGGGGTGAAATAGTAAGGGGTTGAAGGATTGTCAACATCATCCGCATAACCCTTACCCGTCACAATGAGTGACATTTGACCCGATTGTACAAAGTCTGGTTCAAACCGCTCCAGTCTAATCCACTTGTTGTCGTTGATCAGTTGCTGTTGGCCTAATCCACCACCCACCCATCCAAGTGAGTTGGTTTCAAAGTATGAATTAATAGCATCTACTTGCGTTAAATAAACCTGGTCTTTACCCGTCTCGTGTTGCCAGAGCAAGTAAAACTGATTCATGGTCACAGTAATTGTGAGCCCAGTACCCGTAGAAGGAGATCGAGCCGTTGTGGACAAAGTGCCTGATAAAACGCTTGCATATGAGCCACCGCTTTGAATACTAAGCCCAGTTACCGCACTACCTGAGATGGTCGTCACGCTAAATATCGCAGGGTTACCAGAACCACCATTTAGGACAACCACATCACCAACAGCGTAGTTACTGCCACCACTAGCCACTGAATATGCCGTTACTTGGTATCCAGAAGGTGTATTGCCTGCAAAGATAGGGTAAGGGAAAACCTCAGAGAACACGCCTGCGGATCTTTGAGCCCCCATAGCCTGACCTGCGTCATACCAAGTTTGCTCTCTTACGTTATAAATGATTGCGTCTGTACACTCGGTTGCTGTACCCTTTGGATAGAACCACCAGATCTCACCCCAACGGGTAATCTTGGTTGCCCAGACCTTTTGCCTTTGAGCAAAGTTGACGTTATCAAAGAAGTAATTCAGGTTAACTGAGTTAGCAATCTCTTGGACTACACCGTTGTAGGCAAAGAACCGATCCACGCCCACCCAGTAATAAATACCGTCATACTCAACCACAGAGTTGGAGGACATGATGGTGGTTGCTGTGGAGATAATATCGTAGCGCCAGTACAGCGTAGAAGTGCCCACAGTCTGCGGAGAGTACGTTACCCTGGTCAACTGATCCAAAGACCAGAAAAGCCCCGCAGGAGACGTTGTACCGCCCCGTAGAGGCATTCCCTTGACAACTTTGGTTCCTGATACGTTGTTGGCGTTGGAGTCGCTCGATACCCAGTTGGTGAAGTCACCTGCCGCACAGTTTTGAATCAGGCCGTTATTACCGTAAACAAACAGATAAGGATAGAGCATACAAGCCCCACCGCTTACAGATATGTTGTTGCTAAAGGTAAAAGTAACAGCCGATGAGCCTGTAATTGCATTGTTTACCGTTACCGTTGTGGTTCCAGAGGCCACAGTCACAGCAGTCACCACAGTATTCGACGCTACCCCAGTACCAGTCACAGATTGATTAACGCCAATCTTGTAGTTACTCGAAGATATAACAATCGTATAAGCGTTAGGTGTTCCAGGCGTACCAGTAGCCGTAAAAACACCAACCTGGCTAAGCGCTGAATAAGGAAAAGTACCCGCTAAAACAGGCGTATTGACCGTGCTGTCAATGTTGGATAAGTTTTGACCAGGGTGAGCTATCAGGTTTAAAACACCCGTACCGTTGGGATCGTAACCTAGGTCAAACTGCCATAAATTGTTGGAGTTGGAGGTAAAGTTGTTGAGCGTGATTGCTGTGGGTCCAAATCCAACACCACCCGTATTACCTGTTTGCCATCCGTTAAGGGATGAGCTATCTCCTGAATAAACGTAGTTAATACCGTTTTGAGACTGCATTACCATCCCACGAGAGATGTTGGGTGCGTTTAAAAATATTGCGTTGTAGCCCCCCATTTTTCTTGGGCGACCACGTTGAAATCTGACCCATTGACCATCTACATAAGAAGGTGAGGCGAACTGCGTCCCGTCTCGCTGTATACCAGGAGAAACGCTGAGGAGCACAACCTTTAAGGTCAAAATGCACCCCCGACCAATCCCGCAGTAAGTTGCCAACCCGATGAATTAGCAACTCCAATACTTGTACCACCAGAGGTAAATCCAATTTGGTTACTAGAGGCCAAATACAGACCTGTAGTCGTATTACCAAGGAAGTTAATGGATGGGGCGCTTGCACTACCTACAGCAAACGTAATCGAACTGGCTGTCGTAAAAGCCAAGCTATTGGCGTTGTAGACGTTTTTACCATCAGAGATCAACATCACAGTAGTATTTGGGCTAACTACCGCTGTAGCCCCGCCTGATACGCCTGTGGATATGGTTAAGGTATAAGACCCAGTCGTGTTGTTACTAATCGCATAAAGCTGAACCGTTGCAGGCACATAAACAGTCGTATTACCGTTTAAAACACCCGTATAGTTCTGAATCGTATTAGACGCCTGAGCAGAAGACAGGGTATATGTATAAGGTGTGGATAACCCTGATAACGATAGAGCAAGCTGTGTATAAGCAAAGCTGTTAGATCTACCGTATGCAAAAGTATTAAATCCTGTGGATCCGTTAGAAACAATAACCAAAGACTCGGTCAACTGTAACTGTTGATTAGAGTTACTGTCAATCGTGTCTGATCCAACTGGGGATATGGTCACAATACCTGTGCCGTTGTTCTTGATAACAGCAAACCAGTTATTACCGACCGTTGAAGCGCTTGGCAGGGTAATTGTTCCAACACCTGCTGACCAGACGTAAAAGCTTGCCCTGCTGTTGGCGTTTAGCGTAGATCCGCTGTAAAGGTTGGTGACGGGATAGGCTGTGTTTAAAGTGCTTCCAATAGCCGTTAAACCGTACCCTGCAAGCGTTGAAGCACTGGCTGAGGACGTACCCACACCCATCGCAATATTGCCCCATGTACCCGCATTTGTGGTGTTGTTGGTGACGTAGATGTAATAAGTGTTAACCGTTGCAGTAGTCGGCGCAACAGGAATACTGATAATCGTATTACCTGAGTAATCGGTTACCGTAAAAGAAAACTGTCCAGAAGTACCGACGTTACGGATAATAACTGCCTGACCCACAGATACCTGAGTAGCAGGTGGCATGGCAATGATCTGGCCTGTAGTCGTCGCCGTAATCTCCATGATGTTGGCGGCTACGTTTGTAGAACTGGTACCGTTAATAGGCCAGTTTAGGTAGGTGATAGCACCTGGTGAACCACTGACGGTTAACGACTCATATCCTACCTGTGAAGGGGAAATCGTCTGACCAGTAAATGGATTTGTGTATGTGGTCATGGTTAGCTGTCCTTAGCAATGGCTTGACGATCTCCCATACGCAAATCGTCTTCGGTTTTAAGTGATTGAAGGGCTTTGTTAAACATTTCCTGCCAAACAGGTACCCTGGTATCGTTCTTTAAGAATGGCATCATCTGTAGCAAAGTACCAAACAGCATTGCATTTGGAGCGTTTTGGGTGAGCCAGTTAGTCTGATTAGTGCTTGACAAAGGCAAAATACGCTCATAAAAGAGCACTTCAAACTGATAAGCCTGGTCAGGCGTTGGAGCTAAGTACCAGTGGTCATAATCGTAGTCAGCGTAGTAAACGGGAGCGGCTGTATTCGTGTTATTAGGCCAGTAAGCTGTTAAATATTCGTACTTACGCAGATAAATCGGTTGTTTGCTACCACTTGAATCTGTGTACTTCATAGACACAGTCTTTCTCCAACGTGCAGGCTTTGGGATGACTGGATTACTTGGAGTTAATGTACTTTGCGCTACATTAAGTTGACCTAACGTCTTGATTTCCTGAGCAATTTCAAATTCGCACAAAGAAATAGCTACGGGAACTTGATTAACGACAGCGGTATCACTCCTCTCCAAGTACTGATAAACAGCACTGACGAGGTTGTCATACGTCATTACCCAACTTGCAGTTGAGGTTATGGATGAAATGGTCATTAGTCCCCCTAATATACGCTTATTTTAGATAGTATCGGGGGAAAAGTCACCCCAGTACTTGCTCGGTTTGGCGCATCACCGCTATTCTTTGCTCAGCACCGAACAATCCACCATTAATTACTTTAGTGAGTCCGTTGTAGTCCTTGGCATCTGCCAGTCGGTTACACCCGTGAGTTGACCAGAACCACCCACCGATAGGCGCCGCCCACTTAGGTGTCCTCGCCAGATCTGGATTAGCCACCAAATCAATCCCCAAGGCTTGACCTGCGTGAAAGAAGTTATCGTGGCCTGTGAGTTGGCATATCGCAGAACCCCTAAATCTCCACCCATCACCACTTGCCTCGTCTCGGTTGCCCATACGGTTGGCGTAGATGTGATTAGCAATCAACTCAGGCTTGTGGGCATACTTCATCGCCTCATCCATTGATGGGAAACGCTTAGGCCAAAGCTTCATTAAAGTCTCAGGCTTGTAGTTCAGGTTCTCAGATAAGTCCTTAAAGTGGTTGGACTCATAGCTGAACTGACCAATAAAGCAAGCTTGCTCTTCGTTTGAGTTAATGTTAAAGCGATGAAAGGTATCGTTTAAGGGGTCTACCCATTCAGCACCAATACCCAGGCGGTGAAGTTGGTCAGCATTAATCATTTCTTCGCCTTATTGAAAGAGTCCCTTACTTCGTTGTACTTGGCAACGCAGGCGTTAAGGTCTTTGATGGCTGAGTCCCCGTCTGAGGTGATGGCGACAATATCTTTAATAGCCTGTCTGTCAGATTCGCCTGCCTTGTCTCTATCTCCAGAGGCGGTATCTGTGGGGGTGTGTACGGAACAACTGGTCGGGAGGCGCAACTCACCAGAGTCAACACGAGAATTAATACTGTATTGTTTCGATTGAATATCATCTTTGGCCTTCTTAAGTTGTGAATTGATCTGGCTAAACTTTTGAGCTACCTGCTGTTCCTTAGCTCTGGCCTCATCGTTTAACCTGGCAATCTCTACCTCATCCTCTAGAACTCTGGCTTGATAGCCTGCATGGTGCTCGTACCCACCAACACCAACAATAAACACAAATAGTGCAAAAGATACATAAGGATTGGTTAAATTAAACACGAGTACTCTCCCTAGCCTGAGCCGTTCTCATGCGCTCCTCATCCCCTTCTAGGGTAGGTGGTCCACTTGGGCGAGGAGGAGGCGTCCAAGAGCCTCCAGAACCGCCTCCAGAAGACACAAAAGAGATCTCCTTGACTGGAGGTGCTACGTAGGCATCTTTGCCTGCCTTGACGTTATTCATCATGGCTGTGGCCTCGTTAGTCAGCCCCTTGGTCATAATCCCGCCTATACCGCCTACGATAAGCAGAACGATGTCGTTTAGCATCTTGGTAAAGGCTTGGTCAATAGGCGCCATAGCCTTGATGGGCTGAGATACAAACATCACGCTGTAGATTAGTGTAACTACTATGAAAAATAGTATCAGCGTCACCACAACGATAACAAAAGACCTGGTACGAGCCTCTATCTCATCGGCAGTTAGTCGTGGGCTGTTGTTGGGGGTTAGCAGGAGTAGCAGGATTTCCTTCAATTTTCTTCTCCAATACAGGGGCAACTAAATATTCTGGGCAGTCTTGAGTGAACTCACAACGAGGATGCTGACACTGAGGCGCACCAAAGTTATCAGGGTCTTGACAAAAATAGCGGTACTGATCGTGGCACCCCGCTAACAAGAAAATCAATAAAACGCATCTTTTCATTCACTTTTTTCCTTTTGCAGTTCCAACTCTTTCTTGAGCTTTTCAATCCGCTTGATGTTGGACTCCATGATGATTCTGTCTTGATGAATCTCCATGTACAAAAACCCAAGCACTGGCAAAACTAGAACGAACAAAAACGCCAACACAATAATGATGATCACATACTGCCATGACTCACTCGATTTATTGCCCACATCAGACCCACGAAGTATGTTGCCACAAATGCCACCGCTATTGCTGAAGCTGTCCTGAACCAGATCTTGTCCTCGAACTCCCTTTGCTCAGCCTCTAGTTGCCTTCTTTTCCTGAACTGCGCCTGCCTAGCCACCGCCTGCTCATTCTCTATTGTGCCTAGCATCTTGTTGACTCGTGTATACAAATCTTTTAATTCTGGGGGTACGTGGTACACCATATACTCCCTTAGTTCTACACTCATCTCTTCCATCCTGGTCATCGCTAGAACACGGTTGATGGCTTTCTCCGCTTGATCTCCTGTTGGGTCATACACCGTCTTGGACAACTCCTCCTCTTCAGCAATGTGATTCTTTAAGGCGTTGTACGCTTTAAAAAAGGCAGTTAGGTTCTTTCCAATCTCTGAATAGAGTGCTGTTGGATCAAACTCTTCTGCCTTTTTCTTTTGCTTAGCAGGCTTTAGGTCTTGGATTGTTCGTTCTTGCTTTGCAGGAGCAAACAAATTCTTGAGAAAACCAA